ATTGGTTTGCGGTATAAACAACTTTTCCCATAGTTTTAAATTTGATGGGTCTGCCGGTTGGGTTGATGAAGTTGGTTCGGCAATCCCTGCTTTCTTCTCAGTAAGTTTTTCAGCTACAATCCTTCACACACACGATCTTGGGTTCACCAAGGAAAACGACGGAGAACAGGGTGCATATCTGCCGGATACCGAATTTCCTTATTACGTGAGCGGAGCAGATGACATTGCAACACCGGAAAATATCCAGGCGAGGACGGCGGCCCTCCAGCAAGTGGCTGATGATTTTAACACCCGCTTTCCGCCGCTTCCACCACTTAATAATACCGACGAAATGACCGAGCCCTAGCAACAAAAGAACTAAACAATGTCAAGATACACAAATAAAAGAATTTTCCAAGCCAATAGAACACCGGCAGCAAAAGATATACTAAGATCAAGAGATTTAGTAAATACAAGATTGATTGAGACAGCACTAACCCAGCCCCTCTCTGTTGAGGAAAGAAAAAAATATTCAATGCGAACCTCTATATGGCAAAGAAGAACAAGGTTATTTAAACTGGCTTTTGAGTTTTATGGAGACTCAAAGCTTTGGTGGATTATTGCTTGGTTCAATCAAAAGCCAACCGACGCACACTTTTCTGTGGGGGATGAAGTTTTGATTCCTTTTCCTTTGGAGCAAATCTTCGAGAGGCTTATCTAGATGGCCGCTCCAATAAACATCTCCGCTTTTGCCTCGTTTGAGGATGCTGCAGCAATAGACATCCCGGCAGAAGATCTAGATCTCATACAGGTTAGCTCCGTACATAGCAATCGCCTGAGAGAAATAGCTGCAGCCTGGACCAATACCACCACCGGCGACCCCGTCCAATTCGGTGACAACGGGTGGCTTCGCCTTGTTGATTCTGCCGGCATTATTGCGCAAAATCCCGATAGCACCGCAGGGGAGATCTATAGATTATGGGCACAGCCGACCGTGCCCATCGCCGGGGCTCCAGGCATCGAACCACCCAGTGGCATGATACCCGGTCAAAACTTAAGTTATCAGCAGGCCGGGACAAGGGCAATAAGCGCTATTTTGGATAACCGTAGGGCGCTCTTAGAGAGCGACAACAACCTAAGTGCGAGAGATATCGCCAATCTAGAAATAGAGGCGACCCGAAACTCTGGTGCTGTTAGGGTTCGAATACTGGACGAAGAACGGGAGGGTCTGTCTGAAGCTGCCGAGGCTGCCGGTTTTGCGCCCGTAGGTGATATCAGAGAACTAACTGGCGCCGCAGCCGTGTCTTTTCTGCTAAACAGGCAACAAGGCGTTCTGGCTACATTGAACGAACGGATAATAGAAGATTTCTTTGACTTGGATATGACTAGCCAACGAAACATTATACCGATAAGTTCTGAAGATGAAAGCTTGTTAATCAATTTCCTTCAAAAAAGACCAAACCTCCTTCCTTACTTCGCAATACGCACCCCCTATCTGTCTTTGTTGGTACCAAAGATAAGATTATTTAAAAAAGTATATAGAAGAGAGGATGATGGATCCTTTTCAATCGCTGACGTCGGCAATCTAGAGTTTAAGTTTAAGTCGTTCACAGAAAACTCAGACATCGAAGATATAACTAGCCACAATTTTGGAAGGGCCGGCGGCGCAGGGATTAAAAGTGTCAACTGGTCCTACGAGGGAACAAACCCAGAAGCTGTTAAATCGTTTGTTAACTTTGATATATCACTATTCTTTCAAAGTTTAAGCGACTTTGTTGGCCCTGGTGCCACCAGCGCAGAAAAAGCTTTGCTCGATCGAGACAGTGTTGATTTGATCAATCTTATTGGCGCCGGCATTGGTGTCGCAGATGATAGTGGCCAAACGCAGTTTAAGTTTGAGATAACAGCACAACTAGGTTGGGAACTCGATCAAACAATCAACCACGACCTAGCTGAAGATCAGAAAATAAGAGATCTCAAAGCAGTTATCAGTCAGACAAACACAAACCTTCGTCTTTCTCTACAAGAGCACAATATTAATTTTAACGAAGATGGTACTCTAACCTTAGACATAAACTATTTTTCCGCTATTGATGAAGTTTTCACAGATGAAAGTCTTAACATTTTACGAATCGGCCTCCCGGATGGCACAGGAATCCAGGCGGTCCGAGGAGCAAGAGATGCTCCAGACCCAAATACCCCAGAAGGCACTACAGGAAAGATTGTTGCCCCAGAATTAGATCCGTGCGCAATCTCCAGGCAAGTGATCAACGGCAGCGATACTTCCGATTCTGATGAAGATAAACCACCGACCGCCGAAGACCTAGCCATTGCTGCAGCGTTGCAAGGTTCTGAAGATGAAAACATAATTCAGAACTATAATAATATATTCATGAAAATGATCCAAAGCAATAGGATTTATAGGGTGGCAATCAATCAGGCCGCCGTTGCCGGCCTGATTGATTCTAACATTAGAAAAAGAGACAGCCGGCTTGAAAGAAGTACCATTGAAGTTAGATATCTAACAGAAGGTGCGCTAAGAAGCCTCAGCGCCGGCGACAACGGCCTGAAAGTTGAAACAGTGGAAATCAGCGCTGATTCGCTTCCTGTCGGTGAAAATGAGCAGGTTGAGATCCAAGAAGCTGCGAAAAATAACGATGTCGAAACTGGTGAAAACCCCCTATCTGATGCCGATTTAAACCAAGCAATGGATCGGGCAATACTAGAAAGATTTGCCGAGCTCAGTGACGGCAACAGCGAGTTAACCATTGACTTTATAAGATTAGGAGACCTTTTAGACAATATAATAAGCGGATTGAAGGAAATACCAGGAACACCTCTACAGGAAAGGGAAGGAGACTTCTTGTTCGTAACCGGTCTTTACACCTACAGAGAAATCGCAGCAGGTATACGAAAGGCATATAACTATTCTGATATGCTTATTTCTATTGATGCTTTTAGATCATTTTTTACTGAGAAGATCATAAGGCCACTAAAAGTAAAATACAACCTAACAAACTTTATTATCGATATCGCAAATAAGTTTTCTTATGTAAACTCAGTCGGCATGGCTAGCCAGGGCACTTTTGTTAGCGCCGAGGGCCGACCGACATTTGCAACCTTCCAAGCGCCCGATGTAGGCCTGGCCGAAAATTTGCGAGCCTCTGCCGCACTCGATGCATTGTTTGACTTTGATTTAAGTGGCTTTAGTAGGTACTACCATAGCCTAAATAATGCCAACCCAGCTTACTTTGGAGAAATAGAGGGCAATTTTAACCCAGCGTCATCCCCTGATCCCCTAAGAGAAATAAGTTATTTTGTCCTACGTAGTAGTGGCCACGTCATACAAAGAGACGGCAAAGAAGCCGAAGACATCGAAGAAGGAATCTACCACTTAAAGCTAGGCTCTGATAAAGGTATCTTGAAATCAGTTAAGTTTAGAAAAGATGAAATCAGAGGCCGCAGGGAAGGCAGGATTGTTCGTGCCGGTGGTCTAAACCTAGCAGCACTAAGAGAGAAGTATGATGCTACAATAACAATCTTTGGCGCCCCGTTCATCTACCCAGGAATGTATATATATCTCAACCCTTCCTTGGTTGGTTATGGTGCTGGATCTGATTCTGCTGCAAAGATCTTGGGCTTGGGTGGGTATTATTTTATTAACAAGGTTAGAAACTCAATCAGTTCAGACGGATCGTTTGATACAGAGATCGAAGCAAGCTGGAATGCCTTTGCTGGTACCGATTGTGGCTCCAGCCGTCTCGACATTATCCGCCCCCCTGACAACGCAGTGAATGAAGTGCTTCAAGCCGGAAAGGATGAAGAGAAGGATCTCACTACAGAGATCCAGATAGAGGAGAACATTGCAAGGGGGCTTACCCCAGACATTGCCGAGCAGCAAGCACGAGGGGGAGGTCTCAGATAGTGGCCATACAAGAATTTAACATAGGCAAAATCATACAAAACTCCTCAAAAAGGATTAGAACAAACTATAATAGCGATCTAGACTATAAGCTTTTCTTAGATACAGACTTGTTTCCACTTATTCCAAGAGACACCAAGCTTATTGGGTTTAGTCAAGATTCTTTTGTTTTAGAAGAAGTAGCCGAACAATACAAAAAGTTTACAGATCTAATAACAAGAAAGATGCTTCAAAAGAAAGTTGGTTTTGAGTTTTATAACTTTACAAAAAAACCAGACTTTTCCAACAATAACTTATTAGAAGCATACGCAAACAATCTAAATACTTATTATGGTTTACTTGTAGGTTACATAGACGGAAGAAACATAAAGATAAGAAACGTCACAGATTTTTATAATACCTTTCTAGACTATATTGGAAGATACTCTAGCATCTTGCCCTTGACTTTTTACAACTTAAACTTTAAGAAACGGTTGTATTTCGAAAACACCGGATTATCAATAGTTATAAAGCAAAAAGGCGCTGGTGACCCAACAGGGATCTTTGCAGACTTTCTTAGGAACACCAGAAACACCAACGATTATGTAAAGATAGCAAATTTACAAGGTTTTGAGGTTGATCTTGCAAATCCTTATCGCTTGGTGTATAATCCATTCAGAAAGATAAATAACGTTGACATCAAGCAGTTCTATACTGACAACTTTTTTAACTATTTTGATTTAGAGTTTAGTTATCTTGACATGATGGTCACAACAATGTATAATCAATATAACAAAGATCGTTTTGCGAACCACTTCTCTGACAAGGACAAGATCTATTTTCCAAACGAGATGTGTAAGAACCAAATAAGAACAATAAAAGAAAACATCAATAAAGAAGGAACATTAACAAAAGAGCAAAAACTAAAACTTTACTTTTTTGCGCTTCTATCGGAAACAAACCAAAACGAGATGCCAAATAAAGACAAGGTATTTCATAACGCTTTGGCCGTGGCGAATTCTCTTGACATGCCGTCCGCAATGCGCTATACTGTAGCCCAAGTCAGGAGATCGTCCAAGACCACCACGCTCACCCCGGTTTTTTAATGTTCCAAACCCTTGATACGAAAAACAAATGCCACGCTGTCTATGAAGACGGCGTTTTTCATTTTGACGGTGCTGAAACAAAAGCCGCAAAAACTTGGTCTTATCACCACGCAACCGACAAAGAAGATCTGCAGGTTGGAAACATTTGGGCTGGTGGTCGTTCTCTAAAAGAATGCTGCCCAGCCGATGTTATGCCAGAATACTTGGAGATTGAGAAAAAACTCCAAGCTTTTAACATGGCTTTTGGCGCCGTCGACTTTAACGTCCAAGAATGGTGCGTATACGACTTTATGCCGCTTTCTTTCCTGATTGATCTTTGCGAGGTAAAAAATAAAATAACTGAAAACGTTCTGCAAAACTATACCAAGCCAAAATCTTATGACCACCTATTGGAAGTACACCGACTTCTCTCTGAGATGAACCACAAGCAAGTTCTTTTTGACTTTGATGTGGCGGCACAAGTAAGCACGACAAAGGCCTTACAAGGCAAACTACGAAGCCTGAGAGGCACAAACAAGTGGGTTCACTACGATCCTTACGGCACAATCACAGGAAGGTTGAGCACAAAGCCAGATACGTTCCCGATTCTCAACCTCCCGCACGAGTTCAAAACAGCCGTGCGCCCACATAACGATCTTTTTGTTGAGTTGGACTATAACGCAGCTGAACTTCGCACAATGTTGGCCTTGGCTGGTAAAGAACAACCCGAAGAAGACATCCACGAATGGAACATGAAAAACGTGTTCTCTCGCATTGAGGATCGTGATCAAGCAAAGAAGAAAGCTTTCCAGTGGCTTTACGGCAAAACCGCCGCAAACAAAACTTTGGAAAAGGTTTACGATAAAGATAAGATCAAAACTGACTGGTTTCATCACGATTTTGTCAAGACACCATTTGGTCGTGCGATTGAGTGTGATGACGACCACGCAATCAATTATGTTATTCAATCAACAACCGCAGACGTTGTTTATGAGAACGCAAGCAAAGTCAATGAACTTCTGAAAGGACGCCAAACAAACTTAGCCTTTATCGTGCACGACTGTATTATTTTGGACCTAAGCAAAAAAGATCTTGACTTGATCGACGATTTGGTGCATACTTTCTCTAACACTCGCTTTGGAGACTTTCGAACGACCCTCAAGGCAGGTAAGACGCTCGGCAGCATGCAGGAGATTGCTTTATGATTGAAAAAGTTATTGGTATTGGCGACGGCGGAAGCCAGATTGCCGAACATTTTAAAAAGTATTATGATTATTCTGTTCTTTGCGTTTCTGAAAAAGGTGATATCAAGATCCCGAAGACGAAAAAAGTAGAAGAGTTAGAAAATAAGATGTTCGAGACCAAGAAAAAGTGGTCAAAAACATTAAAAACCTTTGCTGCAGACGATAAGTTGCTTTTTATTGTTAATGGAGCAGCAAGATCAGCAGCAACTTCCTTGGTTTTGATGGAAGAAGTCAAAGAAAACCCAAAAACGGTCATCTTTGTCAAATCAGACCCAAATACAATCAACGGAACAGCAAAACTACAACAAAGAGCCGCCCTAATGGTTATGCAAGAGTTTGCTCGCTCCGGATTGATCGAAAAAATGTTTATTGTTGATAATATGGCCTTAGAAAAGATCAGCCCGGAAGTCAACATCCTAAACTACTATGAACAACTAAACGATCTTATTGTTTCGACTTTTCACATGATCAACTTCTGTAAGGGCCAGCGCCCCGTGCTAAATACGACGGACGATCCGGTGGAAACCGCCCGCATCGCAACGTTTGGAGCCTTTAACGTCGAGAACGGTGAAAAAAAACTTTTTTATTCTCTTGACTTCCCGAGAGAGACGAGTTATACTTATGTTCTGAACGATGAGGCGCTAAAGGAACCGGCTAGGCTAATGAACATCAAAGACATCAACACAGCAGCAAACAATACAGAGCCATCAAATGCATCATCATTTGTTATTTATCGCTCGGACTTAGAACACAACTATGGATATATTGTTCAATACAGCACGATGATCCAAGAACAGTTGATAGAAAACCAGAACTGAGGCAACACGATCGCCGCCGGACATTTTTCGTTTTTACGTGGATAAGATCCGGCGCTCGATCGTCTAACTAATGTGAGGCGCTCAAGGGCGTCTGACCGATGAGAAACGAGTGCTTGACATTCGTCACTCTCTGGTGTATAATAAACTAAATTCGGTGGCCATTCGGGTCGCCGCAGCCAACCATAGGAGGTACACATGGCTATTGATATGAGTAAAATGAAGAAGAAGCTTGATAAGCTGAACAGCAAGGGTAACGGCGGAGGTCAGTATCTAAAGATGGAGATCGGGAATACTTACGAGATTCGTATTCTTCCTACGCCTGATGGCGATCCATTCAAGCAGTATTTTGTCCACTATCGTGTGGGCGACTCTCAACCGTTCCTCTCGCCAAAGAAGAACTTCAACGAGGATGATGCGCTTGATCGGTTCGTGCGAAAACTTTATGATGAGGGTTCGGAAGAAAGCCGAAACATGGCTCGTGACTTGTCTGCTAAGGCTCGTTTCTTCTCACCTGTAATTGTTCGTGGGCAGGAAGATGATGGTCCAAAGGTCTGGTCTTATTCGAAGACTGTATACCAGGAGCTTCTAAAGACTGTGCTGGATCCGGACTTTGGTGACATTACAGACCCAAGTGCTGGATTCGATCTCAAGGTTACTTACGATAAGCCGAATGGCAAGATGTATCCTGAGACCGTGGTTCGTCCTCGGCCAAAGGCTTCAAAGCTCTCTAAGGATGAGAATCAGACCGAAGAGTGGCTCGCAAACCTTCCGGACATTGATGGAATGCAAACCCGAAAGACTCCGGCCGAGGTTCAGGAAATCCTAGATGCCTTTCTTATGTCTGACGACGTAGATCCGGAAGAGATGGCTAGTGAGACTATCCGCTCTGGTGGCGGCAGTCGAGTAGCTAACGCACTATCCGACTTGGTATAGGGGGTTTATGGGGATCAAAGATCTAAAAGATATCCTAAATAAGAAAATGGGCGCAATCGTCGCTCATGATCTTACAAAGGAAAACCCAACAGAGGTGAAAGATTGGATCCCCACAGGTTCTCGGTGGCTTGACTCTATTATTTGTAAGGGTCAAGTTGCCGGGATCCCTGTTGGGAAGTGGACTGAAATCGCCGGCCTGGAGTCGACGGGTAAGTCTTACATGGCGGCACAGATTGCTGCTTCGGCTCAACGTAAAGGTATTCAGGTTGTTTATTTTGATTCAGAATCATCAATCGATCCTGCTTTCTTGACGTCGGCAGGTTGCGAACTAGAGGATTTGCTTTATGTTCAGGCAACTACCGTTGAAGATGTGCTTGGATCAATAGAAACAATCCTAGAACAAACCGAAGATCGTGTTTTGTTCATTTGGGACTCGTTGGCTATGACACCAGCAAGAGCAGATCTAGAGAAAGATTTCAACCCTCAAGCAACAATGGCAATGAAGCCAAGAGTGCTAGCAAAGGGAACAGAAAAGCTTTCAATTCCAGTCGCAGACAAACAAGCAACTGTTTTGATTCTAAATCAGCTCAAAACAAACATTACCTCAAACATCGCTGAGGCAATGACCACACCTTACTTTACTCCAGGCGGTAAAGCACTTTCGTATGTTTATTCGCTTCGGATTTGGCTTACAGGTTCAAAAGCAAAGAAAAACTTTATTACAGATGAAACTGGCTTCCGTCTTGGTAAGCTTGTGCGCTGTAAGCTAGAAAAGTCAAGGTTTGGAACCGAAGGTCGAAACTGTGAGTTCAAGATTATGTTTGGGACAGACAGCCCAGGTATTCTTGATGAGGAGTCTTGGTTGGATGCAGTTAAGATTTCCGATCGAGTAAAAGCCGGTGCGTGGTATACTCTAACGTTCCGTGATGGGACCGAGAAGAAGTTCCGTGCTGCTGATTGGCTCAAAGAGCTAGAAGATCCTTTATTCCGACGTGAGATCTTAGATATCATGGACGAAGTAGTAGTAAGGAAATTCGATGAAAGAACAGGAAACGCAGAAGATTACTACGACGAAGAGAGCACCGACGAGTAGGGAAAAGAGGATGCTGGGCCTTGCTGCAAAGCAGGCCAGCACCTCTGACTTCCCTGTGTTTAGGCACGGTGCTGTTTTAGCGAAGGGATCAAAAGTTTTGAGTTTGGGCGTTAATAAGAATCAGTTTAATTCTTTTGCGGCTAAGTTCAAGAAAAAACCAGAACACGCTACTGTTCACGCAGAACTTGGTTGTATTCTAGGGGTTGACAGACGCTCAACCTCTGGAGCAACCATTTATGTCGTGCGTATTAGCCCACAAGGAGAATGGCGTATGTCAAAGCCTTGTTGTATGTGCCAAGCTGCAATGCGGTATGTTGGCATTAGACGAGTGATTTACTCTGTCGACAAAAAATTTATAGGAGAAATGAAATTATGAAGGGACAACTAGTTGAATACCACAACCCATCACATGGAGAGCGGTATGGTGTTGCAAGAGAAAAGCGAAAAGATGGAAAAACTTTGATTGCAACAAGCTGGCATGCATTATCCGGAGACGCATACAGTCCGTTTCTTCGGCTATCAGAAGAGGGAGCTTTTATTAGGTTAACGCCAGAAGATGTGTATGCTCGTCGAAAATCAATCCAAAACCACTTTGAAGGCCTTTGGAGAACAAGTAATGGAAGTATGGCCTCTACAAAGACACTAGTGTTTGCGAACACGCTAGGAGACGGTACACTTGAGGGACAGATTGGCTTTTTGCCGCCGCCGATGGCTGAAGAACTAGTCGACTACTTTCTGAGCGTGGGATGGTTTGCAAATGCCGAATAAAAAGATTATGATCATCGATGCCCTCAATATGTTTTTGAGGTCATATGTTGTAAACCCCTCTCTTGGGCCTAATGGGGATCCGATCGGTGGGTTCTATGGCTTTCTCAAGTCAATGCAGAAATGTATTCGTGAGATCGATCCGCAAGAAGTTCACATCTGTTGGGACGGACCAGGAGGAGCAGTTCGCAAAAGATCCGAGAACAAAGGATATAAAGAAGGTCGTAAACCAATCAAAATGAATTGGAACTATAACCATCTTACTGACGATGACAAACTAAAAAACAAAGTTTGGCAACAACTGCGTTTGATAGAGTATTTGGAGACCTTACCGGTAAAACAATACCTCCACGAAGGAATAGAGGCTGATGATATTATTGCTTATTTATGTACTTTCCCAGGTTCGAAAGACGCAGTAAAGATCATTGTATCCAGCGACAAGGACTTTTTACAACTTTGCTCCAATGATACTATTTTATACCGCCCCATTTCAGATAGTTTTGAGACTCATAAAACAGTAACAGAAAAGTATAAAGTTCATCCAACCAATATGGCGCTGGCTAGGGCCGTAGAGGGCGACAAGTCAGACAACCTACCCGGTGTGAAGGGTGTCGGCATCAAAACGCTTGCAAAGGCCTTTCCGTTCCTTTCAGAGGATAAATTCTATGGGGTTGATGATATTCTCAAAGGCTGCAGGAAGGTAGAAAAGAAAATGTCTGTCCATAAAAAGCTGTTAGAGTCCAAGGACCTTCTATACAGCAACTATAAAATGATGCAACTTTATGCGCCAGACATTCCGATTGGGGTTGCGGACGGCACAAAAGAAGTGTATAATGAACCGTTCTCGTATAGTCAAAAAGACTTTGATGCGAAACTGATTAAAGAAGGGTTGGGTGCCTATGACTGGTCCTCACTCCGTCTTTTTTCTAGAATGGTAATGAACAACCAAAGAACCCTAGCGAAACAAGGAGCATAACTATGATTAAAGATACAACATTTGGTAATAAAGACGGGTTCGAGAAGTTTGGTAAGTCTTTCCAAGAAAAACTTTGCAAACTTATTATGTTCGATCGTCCTTTTGCCGATCAGATGGAAGAAGTCCTGGACGTGTCTTTTTTCGAGAACAAAGCTTTACAAGAACTAACAAAGCTTATTTTCAGACATAGAACAGAATACAGTGTTCATCCGTCCGAAGAAACCTTAGAGACTTTGGTAAGAACTGAAATCACAGATCTACCAGAGTCAGTCCAGGCAACGATTCGAAACTTTGTTGCAAAATCTATTGGAAACCAGATTGTAGCAGATTCTGACTACATTAAAAACCAAGCATTAGACTTTTGTAAGAAGCAGAAACTCCAAGAAGCTATTTTACACTCTATCTCTTTGATCAAAAGCTCTTCGTTTGACGAGGTAAAAGGAGTTATCGACGAAGCACTAAAGCTTGGAATGGACAATGACTTTGGTCACGACTTTATCAAGGACTTTGATGCTCGGTATGTAGAAAAGCCTAGACACCCCGTTACAACAGGATGGTCGCTTATTGACGATCTAACACAAGGTGGCCACGGCATTGGAGAACTAGGTGTAGTTATCGCACCAACAGGAGCAGGAAAATCAATGGCTTTGGCTCACCTAGGAGCACAAGCTGCGAAAGCCGGCAAAACTGTTGTCCACTATACATTAGAACTGTCTGATAAGGTGGTAGCACAAAGATACGATTCTTGTATTTCCGAGATCAAACTAAATGAACTAAGAAATAGAAAAGAAGATGTTTTAGACTCAATCAAAGAGATCGAGGGCGCCATTATTGTAAAGGAGTATCCAACAAAATCAGCATCTGTTGCGACTCTCGACCGCCACTTGGAAAAGCTAGTATCAAGAGGTATTCCCATTGGAACAATCGTTGTTGATTATGCCGATCTTTTGAAGTCGGTAACTAGTTATAAGGACAAAAGATTTGAACTTGAATCTATCTATGAAAATCTACGAGGTCTAGCACAAAAATACGCTTGTCCTATTTGGACTGCATCTCAGACAAACCGTTCTGGTGTCAATGCTGAAATCGTAACGATGGAAGCTATTTCAGAAGCATTTAGTAAGTGCTTTGTTGCTGATTTTATTTGCTCGCTCTCTAGGACAATCGATGACCGAAACAACAATACCGGCCGTTTATATATCGCAAAAAACAGAAACGGTGCGGATGGGCTAGTTTTCCCTTTATATATGGACACCAGCAACGTTAAGATTCGAGTCTTAGAGCCAACAAATGAATCAATCGAAGACCTAAAAAAGAATACAGCAAAAAGACAGATGAATCATCTGCGAGAACAATACAAACAAATGAAAACTGAAGGAGAAAATAGTTAATGGAACTTGCTACAAAGATTTTATCAGACATCACGGTGCACATGAAGTACGCCAAGTACGACCCGGTCCAGCAGCGTAGGGAAAGTTGGGACGAGTTGGTAAATAGAAATATGTATTTGCATGTTAAGAAGTATCCAGATCTAGCCGGGGAGATCGTCAATGTTTATGAGGACTATGTAAGGCCTAGAAAAGTTCTTCCTTCAATGCGCTCAATGCAGTTTGCTGGAAAGCCTATTGAGGTTGCGCCAAACAGGGTATACAACTGCGCCTATCTGCCTATTGACCATTCAGCAGCTTTTTCCGAGACAATGTTTCTTCTTCTTGGAGGAACAGGTGTGGGATACTCTGTACAGACTCACCACGTTGAAAAGCTTCCTGAGATCCGCCGGCCAAATGAAAAAAGAACCCGTCGTTTTCTTATTGGCGACTCAATTGAAGGCTGGGCTGATTCTGTAAAAGCACTAATCTTATCTTACTATCGTGGTACTTCTAGGATTCGTTTTGACTTTTCAGACATCCGACCAAAAGGTGCTCGTCTAGTTACATCAGGAGGCAAAGCGCCAGGACCACAGCCTTTGCGTGAGTGTCTTGTAAAGCTTGAAGGTATTCTTTCACAGAAGGAAGATGGTGATAAGCTTGACCCAATCGAAGTCCATGACATGATTTGCCATATTGCGGATGCTGTCCTTGCGGGAGGCATTCGCCGTGCCGCTCTTATCGCTCTTTTCTCAGCTGATGATGATGAAATGATTGCTTCAAAGGTTGGAGACTGGTGGGAAGCAAACCCACACCGTGGTCGAGCAAACAACTCAGCTGTAATCCTACGCCACAAAGTTGATAAAGATTATTTTCTTTCACTTTGGGATCGAATCCAAAAGTCAGGTTCAGGCGAGCCCGGTATCTACCTATCAAACGATAAAGACTGGGGGACAAACCCTTGTTGTGTCGACGGTGAAACTCTCGTTATGACAGATAAGGGTGAGATGACAATGGCTCAGTTGGTTTCTGAATACCAGAACGGAAGTAACATCAAAGTCGTCTCATTTAGTGAGGACACCGGAGATCTTGAGTTCAGATCTGTCGAAGCAGCCGCAATGACAAGAGAGGACGCCAGTGTGATCAAGGTTGAGACAGAAGATGGTCAGACAATCACTCTAACCCCGGATCACAGAGTATACACTGAGAATCGTGGTTATGTTGAGGCTGCCGACTTGACAGAGGATGACATTCTACTCTACATCGAATAAAACTGGAAAAGTCAAGTTCTTTATTTAGTTTATTTTTTTATTAGATCTTGGCCAACTACAAGCATAAAAAAGATCGAAAATAAAGGCTGTCGTTTTTTTGGCGGGCACACTATTTATAAGTATGAAAACAATACAAGGGTCTGTGCCCGCCAAAGAAATACTAGTTGCGATTGAGAGGATTTACCTGGATTTAGATCGAGGCAAACAAAAGATAATACCTGAAGAGTTAGAGGGCGAGTATCAAACTTATGCCTCGAAGAGATACAAAGAGATGGGCAACTCGTCAAGATCATCGAATAAAAGATCTTTCTTGATTGAGAATGCCCACAGGATCCATCCAAATGAGTTTAGACTGGCTAGAGATTACATTTCTAATCTTTATGGAGATGGATACGGGCTCAAACTAATAGGGAAACATCTGAACTTAGGTCCAACGAGGGTCCGGACTCTTTTTCGCATTTTAGGCATCACTATAAACAAAGGTCGAAATATTGTTTATGACAAAACAAGAGAGATAAGGAGCGAAAACCTAAAAGAAAAGTATGTTAGTAGAACTGGGTGGTTTAGAAGTCTAGAAAGACGAACAAACAAAACATCTCGTGGGATCCAGGGCTACTACTACAACCAATCGAGAGGCAAGTATGTCTGGCTACGAAGCACTTATGAATACATTTATGCTAAGTGGCTAGATAGGAACAAGATCGATTGGGATGTCGAGCAACAGACATACCAGTTAGAGGGCACCACATACCGACCAGATTTCTTTATCTATGAAAACGATTCTCTAGTAAAGATTGTTGAGATAAAGGGATACTGGGCGACCGGGGTGAGGAAGACTCGTGAACTATCAGAAACACTAAACATAACGGTCGTGCTAGTAACAGACATAAAACCGTATTACAAACAAAGTTACAAAAAGGAGTTACAAGAATGGAAACACAAGAGAACACTCTACAGCGAAGAACGCTCAAGAGGACAAAAATAAAAAGAATCTCAGTAGAGACAAACAGAGATGTATACGACATCCAAGTTGAGGCAAATGAGAACTTCTTTGCCAACAACGTGCTGGTTCACAACTGTGAAATCGCACTTCGCCCTTATCAGTTCTGTAATCTAACTGAGATCAACGCTTCAGATCTTGACTCCCAAGAAGAGTATGAAGCTCGTTGCCGTGCTGCTGCTTTCCTGGGCACACTCCAAGCCGGCTATACAGACTTTCACTACTTGCGTGATGTTTGGCGAAGAACAACAGAGAAAGACGCACTTATTGGCGTATCAATGACCGGCATCGCATCAGGAGCAGTATTGGATCTGGATATGGAAGCGGGCGCAAGATCAGTAAAAGAAGAAAATAAAAGAGTTGCCGATCTTATTGGTATTCGACAAGCCGCAAGAACCACTTGTGTCAAACCGGCTGGTACAACTTCACTAACTCTTGGAACATCATCAGGTATTCATGCTTGGCACAGTGATTATTACATTCGTCGGCTTCGTTTGGGCAAGAATGAAGCAATTTATTCTTATCTCTCGGAGAACCACCCAGAGTTAGTTGAGGATGAATACTTCCGACCACACGACACAGCAGTTGTCTCAGTTCCTCAAAAGGCGCCCGAAGGGGCTATTTATCGAACAGAAAGCGCCCTATCACTACTCAAGCGCATTGAACGAGTTTCACGTGATTGGGTAAAGTCCGGACACCGAAAGGGAGAGAACACACACAACGTTTCAGCGACTGTCTCAGTTCGTGAAAGTGAATGGGATGATGTTGGTGAATGGATGTGGGAAAACAGGAATGTCTATAACGGCCTCTCTGTTCTTCCCTATTCTGATCACACACACGTTCAGCTACCTTTCCAAGAGTGTTCAAAAGAAGAATACAATGCTTTGCTTGGAGCGCTAAAAGATGTTGATCTTACAAAGATCATTGAAACAGAAGACAATACAGACTTAGCAGGTGAACTAGCTTGCGTCGCCGGAAGCTGCGAAGTAAAATAACGATCGCTTTACTTGGTCAGAACAAAAGTAACGATCGCTTTACTTGACCGGAAGGTGGTAAAAAATGCTTGACTTCTCGCCGGGTGCG